AGAAAAAATATTTACAGAAGGATTAAGTTTAGAAAATCCTGGTTTTTTAGCAGTTGGTAAAGTTATATCTGCAGGAACAAATTTACCTGCTGATAGAATTGTACAAAAGATGGATCATATATATACAGCTATGGAACCTGAAACAGAATTATGGCAATCAATAGCTTTATCATTAGGATGGTCTGAATGGGATTTAGGTATGATTGAAAAACAAACTAAAAAATCTAAAAAGTTTAATCCAAGACAGGGAAGAAAATCTTCTCGAAGAACAAATAAAAGAAAAATTCAAAGATGAAATATGCACCAATAACATCAAAGACATGCACTAAGTCACCTTTACTTAAAAAGGATGCATGCTATAGAAAAGCAAAAGCTAAATATAGAGTATTCCCTTCTGCATATGCATCAGGTTATATTGCAAAATGCCGTAAAAGAGGCGGTAATATAGGATAATGCCTTATGTTAGTGATGCCCAAAGAAAAGCTGTATGGGCCAGTAAAAATGAAAGAGCTGCTTTAAAGAAGGTAAGAAAAACTGAAAAAGGTGCATCATTAAAAAGATGGTTTAAAGAAGAGTGGACAGATGTTCGTACAGGTAAACCATGTGGTAGAAGTAAAGGAGAAAGCAGAGGTGTACCTTATTGTAGACCAAAAAAAAGAATATCTAGCAAAACACCGAAGACAGCTAGTGAAATGTCTTCATCAGAAAAAAGAAGTAAAATAAGAGAGAAAACAAGGTTAGGCCAGCCAGCAGGTAAGCCGCGAAGAGTTAGTCCGATTACAATGAAGAGCTCTTGTAAATATTAATTAAAAAAATGTTAGAGGATTTGAAAATATACGGATTAGCAGCGTTTGCATTAGCCACAAGCATCTCATCAGCAAACCCAATGTTGCAGACAGTTGTTTTATTATTATCTATATTATATACTGCAATAGGTATTTATAAACGATTAAAAAAATAAAAATATATGGCAGTTCCTAGAAACGGCGTTGCGCGCGAAATTAGACATTACGTAGGATCATTATTTATATTCCTATTTGTTATAGGCATTATTGTAGCACTTATACAATTTCCTGTATTAGATACCAATAAAGAAGTCGTAATGATGCTTATTGGTACAATCTCTGCAAGTATTGGTATTGTGGTGAGCACAATCACTGGTGCCAAGCCAGATGATGTTACCGCTTTAAAAAATGAAGTTGAGAAGAAAAATAACCAAATTGAAATGCTTGTTCAAGCAAAAGATAATTTAGAAGAAATGGTTATTGGTCTTCAAAAACAAATGCTTGATAATCAAGATAATGTAATGGATAAAATTATCCTTAAAGCAGCACTTGAGCATGATGACAGGTATATGGCTAAAAAAGCAATGCAAGGTAAAAACAAATCATAAAAAAATAAATTATGACAACTGAACAAAAAAATCAATTAACTACAGAAATTAAATCTTATGTACAAAGTGCTTTACAAAAAAGTGATTGGTACATTACAAGAAAAGCTGAAAGAGATATAGCTATCCCACAGTCTATTACAGACGAAAGAACAGGAATATTAGCAGCATTAGATACATACGAAGCTGGTATAGATGCAAAATCAACATTACAAGAAGGATGGAGTTTTATGACAAAAATTATTTATGATAATGAAGCATTAAACTTTGAGTTTTTATTAAAAAGAAATCCTAATATGCCCCAAAGAACAATATAAATAATATATAAAAATATAAGTTATGCCAGAAAAATATGAAATATTCTTAGATAAGAATAAAAAAGTAAAACTTGCTGCAAATGACCAAGGTGATTTTTTTGCAGAAGCAAACGGTAATAGAATTAAACTAGGTGAACAAGGTTTACAAACAATTAATAAAACAACAGGTGCCCCTGAAAGTGTGGGAGGAACAGATCCTGATCCTACATTAAGTACTATTCAAGGAAATGTAACTAATGGTTTTGGTGAAGATTCAGGAAGAACTACATTTACTCATACCTCTTTACCTGGAGAAACTTTAATTGGATGGTATGCTAATCAACAAGGCACTAGTTATAGACCAAGACTATTTCTTCAAGTAAACCCAGCTTATTTAGTTAATAATGCTCTTTTAGCCCCTGATGGAAGCACAATTTATGAAGGTAATAATGGTCCTTTTGAAATATCACTAAAAATAAACGGTAATGTTTATGGCCCAATGACTATGAACCTTAATAATGCTTCTTGGTATCTTGCTTCTCAGATAAATTGGTCAGGCGCTACACATAATCAAATTGTAATACAAAATGCATGGCAGCAGGTTACTAATTTTGCAGCTATGGAAGCTGATATTTTAGCTGTTGCAAATTCTACAGAATTAGCAGGTGCAGGACCATTTGATGCTTTTTCTAATGGATTTAGTGGAAGAAATGGGGGTATATATGGTATTCCTTTATCTGCTGATATAGAATTATATATAGTACAAGACATAAATGTTACAACTCCTATTAAATTTAGTTCAGCAACTACTTTTGATAAAGTAGCTAACGGACTATATGTAGATAATGATGTTGTTCCTTTATTTACTAATTCTTCTGAATTTGACAATAAATCAGCATATTCAACTACAGATTTAAGATTTAATTATAGTGGAGGATCTTTACAAACGGCTAACTTTATAACAACAGGGACTATAAATGAAGGAGGGTGCTACGCTTTAAGAATTAATGATGGAAATGATATAACTAGTGAAGTAGGATTTGGCAATAATGATACTGAAGAATTTTTTGGTATTGAGCTAGATTTGCATAGATCAACAGACAATCGCGCAAAAGGTCTTTCATATATAGATATTCTTTTAGGTTATGAAGGATACATAAACTCTACTGCAACTGGTCATAAACACTTATTATTTTTCTTTAAAAAGGGACAAGATGCTACGAATGCAGCTCCTGGAGAATATTATTTATATACACTAAATAGTGTTTCAGATGGTCCTTGGATAAATAATTCCGCTATGAACTCCCTAACAACTGGGATGCCGAGAAACAATCTATCAACAAATAATACCGCTGATATAGGAACCTTTGACACAGCACAATTCTGGAGTGCTGGTAAAGGAAATATATTAAGAATATATCATTCTGACACAGGTACTGTATCAGGTAAACTTCTTATGGATGGTGCAGACGGTGTAATGCAAAATATTAACCCAGGAGTAGGGGGTTTTGGGACTGCAAGTCAACCAGGAAATGTACTAACAATTGATTTAAATTATATGGCTGGAGCACTTGGATATACAGGCGTTTCAGATAATGGTAATCCTTATGGTCATAGTGATTATACAGATTCTACAAAGCATATAAAAATTCCTGTTGTGCCTAATCAAAACATTTTTGTTACTGATACTGCTGCCCCTAATGGACAAGCAATTTCTAATGGTAATGTTATAGGTCTAATACTTGATTGTTCTTATTTAAGAAATGGTGATTTCTTTGGTTTTACACTTGACGCTATACAACAGGCTGCTAATGGTAGTAATTTTAGTGGTGTACAGTATAATGTAAATGTTGTTATAAAATACGGAAGCAGAGGATATGTTTTCTGGGCTGGTGGACAATTAAAATTTGGTACTACTGTAATGATTAAATTTATAGGTTCTTCTACTACTGGAGAATTTCTTCTTTGTCAACCTAGTGGATCCATGTACAATACCTCTTCTATGTCAGCACAAACAGCCCTTACATTTTAATTAATAGTTGATAAATAAATAAATAAATAACACATAATAATGCCAGATAATAATAAGATAATTTTAGGTACAAATGACGATACTTATATTGCAGCGGATGACGCGGGAAATATAGTATTGCAACATGAAGGAGGTAATAGAATTTCTATGAATAATACCTCTATAACTCCTGCTAGTAATGAGCAGATAGATTTAGGATCTTCAACAAATAAATTTAGGGATTTATATATATCTTCTAATTCTTTGTTTGTAGGAAATACAAAAATATCAGCTGATCCAAGTACAGGTGAATTAACTTCTGCTGTAGCAGATAATCAAGGAGTATTTGGAGCACCAGCAGCAATTGGAGGCGCTGATACTAGTAATTTAAATAACCCACAAGAAACATTGCTAGCTGTATGGAAGGGAGGAACTTCTTTAGGAGGAGATAATCCAACTACATTTCAGTTTGAAAATAATGCTGGAACGAATATCCCTAGCCCAATTATAGGTCATGCAACCGGTACAATAAATGGACCTGGAGGAATAGCTATTAATCATCCACTGCTTCAAACAAGAGTGCGATATGGTTCTAGTTATACTAATGTACCACTAGGAAATGCTACGCTTAAACTTAAAAATAAAGGAAATATTCCATCTGGACAATTTATGTATGATGATGGTAATACTCCTAGTACTCCTGGTTATAGTATAAATCCTAATTTTGATCATTTAAAATTAGTTTATTATGAAGAAGGAATGGAGGGAGGATTTCCATTTTCAGGAACACCCACATATAATTATTACTGGAGAGTATTAGACGCAAACGGAAATGATGTTAATTTTTGGGATGGAGTTGATTTTTTCGCTTATAGTCCATTAGCTAATTTACAGTTTGGTCACAACTCAGATCCAGGTGGTTGGGGATTCCAAGATGTAATTGATAAAACTGCAACTGATCCTACTTGGGAATTGTATGAATCAACTAATCAAGTTGAAATTGAAGGAAGTATAAAAATTAAAGGAGAACCATATTCTAGTCAAGGAGTATTAATAAAAGACAACGCTGGTAGTTATAGAAGAATAACAGTAGATACAGTAGGTAATGTAAGTAGTGTATTAGTATAATCAATAGCATTAAAAATTAAAAATATGACAATAGACGAAGCTAACGCAAGAGATGAGGCAAAATGGTGGGCTAATTTTAGAGCTCAAAGAAATGCAAAGTTAAAAAGTAGTGACTGGACACAAGGCGCTGATGTACCTGATAGTATAAAAACACCTTATGCTGTTTATAGGCAGGAACTTAGAGATGCTCCAGTGAATTCTTCAACGGAGAATGGAAAAATAGTATGGCCAACTGAGCCATCAATATAAATAATTAAGGGGCTTTGCGGCCCCTTTTTTTTATCCATCACACGATATGCAATCAGGATTCATAGCGTTTGCGGCTATATCACCGCGAAGTACAGATTCTGTTCTCATATAATATAAGGTTTTTATACCTCGTTTCCATGCTTCTAAATGTACTTTATTAATCCATTTAGGTTCAGCAACAGAAGGAAACGCTAAATTTAAACTTACAGATTGATCTATATAATCTTGTCTTATACCTGCTTGACCTATTAATTCTAATTGGTTTATTTCTTTAAATGTTTTAAATACATTTTTTACAGGCTCACCATCTTCTTCGGTAAGTCTTCCTGAGTGATCATAATACCATCCATCGAGTTTTTTAATTCCTTGAACGGATCCACCGTCTTCCAAAATTTTATCCCAAGTTTCTTTATTGTCGATTCCAATTTTTCTTAATACTTTTTTAAGTTCTTTATTTTTTCTAATAAATGTTCCCTTAGCTGATTGTTCAGTAAATACATTAGCTGCCCAAGGTTCAATACCAGGCGATACATTACCCGATAGCTTACTATTTGAAACCGTTGGAGCTATTGATCTTAAATGTGTATTTCTAAAACCTGTACCAACACACCATAAAGGTTCACCATATATTTCAGCTAAAGCTCTTGAAGCTCTTTCAGTTTCTATTTTTATTTTTGAAAATATTTCCCGCGTTTTGAATTGCGCTAATAAACCTTCGAAAGCTATTCCCTTTTTCTGTAATAGGCTGTGCCACCCAAGGACACCTAATCCAAGTGCCCTCCCTTTTTCCGCACTGCGTACAGAGTTCTCGAATCCCTTCATATTCTTTGCTCGTTGAATAAATTCTTCCAGCACACCGTCCAGGAACCAAGTTGCGTCGTAAATTAAATTCGTATTCTTCCATTCGTCGTATTTATCTAAATTTAAAGATGACAAGCAACAAACAAATGAATGTGACTCGTCAGTATGTAATGTTATTTCACTACATATATTTGTCATGTGAACTTTAAGTCCATTTGACTTATACGCTTTTGGGTTACTTTTGTTTGTATTTCCCTTAAATAATATATAAGGTTCTCCAGTTGCTTTACGTTTCTGGAGTAGCTTACCCCACTTTCTTCTAGCGTCTTTATCTCCTCTATCAAGTTTTCGCATAAACTTGTCGCCGACCACAGCGCACTGGTGGAGATTGAGGGATTGTCTATTGACATCGCCTTTCGGTTCTCTGATCTCCAGCCATTCCTCAAAGTCGGAATGGTCAATATTGATATTAACTGATGCAGCTCCTCTGCGGACAGATCCTTGATTAGTGGCGAGTATTGTTGAATCATAGATTTTGCAAAAAGGCACCACGCCGTCACTTGTTCCATTACCTGTAATTTTAGCTCCAGCGGGTCTAATCATATTAACTCCTATTCCAACACCGCCGCCATGCTTGGCTAAGAGCATCATTTCTAAATTTTTATTTCCTATATCTTGTATACTATCTGCAACATCAATACCAAAACAACTAATAGGTAAACCTCTGTCTGTGCCTGTATTAGACAACACTGGTGAAGCTAAACACAACCAACCATCCCATATGTATTGAAAAAATTTATCGGCCATTTCAGGCTTATATAAACGCCTTGCAACGGTTTTTGCAACACGCATATATGCCTCTTTAGGTGATTCACCGTTGTATAAATAACCACCAGCTATTGTTTTTTTATAGACATCTGTATCTCCCCATACAGGATAGTCTTCGCCTTTTTTCCAGTTATTATTCCACATTAGTTTTTTTCTTTTTATCATTCATCTCCTTCGAAATATCTTTCTGTAAATCTTCCAGTGCTTTTTCGTACCCGTCGAATTTCTTCACTAGGCTCATCGTCCCAATAGATAAATCTCTGAGATTGTTCATTTCGTTTATTATTTGTTGTACGTTTTGGCCCAGAACTTCTATCCTGTTCCACATTTCTATTAGTTTGCTTTCTTTCATTGCGCATTAAAATAATATATTATATAACCTATTATAACGTTTAAATTAACTATTACTAAATTCCATTGCTTAGCCAACCAAACTTGTGGTAATGCTAATGCTCCACCTATTATATAGGTGTAAATACCCATATCGCCATAAGAAAGTAAATATGGAGACATCATAATAAATGCTGCCCCCATATATCCTAATCTATTAGATAATCTTTCTAACGGTGAAAGTCTACGAGGCTTTACTAGATTTTTTAAGTATTTTTTCATTATTTAAATAAGGATAAAGATGTTCTTTTTCCCAGTGAATTCTGTATTCATGACCATCAGGAAATTGTTCATCGCATTGACTGCATTTAATTATATTTTTTTTTACCATATATCCTCAAAATCCTCTCCTTCATTTGCCTTAGAATAATCAGTAGGCCTAACTGCAAAGAAATCAGTGTGAGTATGACCACCGGTAAGATGATAAAACCAATCGAGATTGCTTGCTGATTTTTCTTTAAAAGCAAAGTACCCCCCGAGGTCGAAGTAGCCAAGTTCTGATAACTTTTCATTAAGTCTTTTTCTAATGAATTGTTTAAGATCGTCGGCTTTAAGGTTTTCAATATCACCTTGTTCGAACATTTTATCAATGTATCGCTCTTCTGCTTCAAGCATTGTTTCTGCTGCTTTAATAACATCTTCTCTACAATCTTCTAATAATGTTTTATTTTCTTCACACATATGTCTAAATAATTGACAACCCATTCTACTATGTAATGATTCATCTCTTACAGACCACTTCATTTGTTGTCCAATACCCTTGAGTAAATTACGTAATTGGAAGCTATAAAGAACAGCAAAAGCAGAATAGAGACTAACTCCCTCTGCGAATGCACTAAATATTGCCAATGATCTACCAATACCCACGGGATCGTTACCATCGTAAGCAACGAGATTATCAAATCTATCAGCCGTCGCCGGCTCATGTAAAAATGCTTCAAAGTTTTCAAGTCCTAAAGTTTCGTTTAAATAACTATATGCAACCGCATGAATAGTTTCTTGTGATCCAAACATCATTGCCATTTGTTGTATTTCATGCTTCGGAAACCATGATACAACTTTTTGTGTCCAGTAATCAGACACCGCACACTCTGTTTGCGCAAAACCCAGTAAAATATTTCCAACCAAGTTTTTCTCTGAGTCTGTAAGCTTTTCGTTCCAATCCTTGACATCACCTGACATTGGTATCTCGGTATGTAACCAGAATGCTTGAGCTTGTTTAAGCCATCCCTCAGTATAGTATTCGGGATATTCGAATGGTTTGTACGGTATTCTTTCATCAAATAATCCCATTATATTTTTTCTATTTCTATGCATAAATCTACAAATGGTAGATAAAACACGTGTTGTACATAATCTTTTTCTACATAAGATCTCATACCAAGTAATATACCTGGATATAATCCTATAGTTATTTCCCAATTATCTGGAACCAATCTCATCTGCCTTGTCCTTTATAAAGTTTAACATAGTTTTTACTTGTTTTTAATTTAGATGTTTTGCTTTTAGCGTGAACACCTTTTCTTTTTATTTTCTTTTTTTGTATATAATTACTTAGTACATTTCTAGCCATAACATTTTATATTATACTGATTATGTATTTCAACGAGTTCTTTATATTTTAAATACCCTCTGTTCTCAATCGTCCATTTAATCCATTTTTCTATTTGGCGATTGGCATAATGCTTTCTAGCTATTTCTTTCGCATCTCCTTTATTATGCCTATTACTCTGTCGCATTCTTTTTGATTTTGTGGTTTAAATAAAACGTAATTAGGAAATTGTTCAGAAACTAATCTTTTAAATAATTTCCATCTTATAGGAAACGATTCATTTGCTCTACCTTTTGTTTCTATTATAAAATCATCTCCTATAAAGTCTGGTGTATATTTTATAGGCAATATTCTTTTGCCTCCTCTATTAACTAATTCACCTTTTCCATTTGCTTGTCTTTCAAAAGATTGATTAGCTAAATGAAAACCGTTTATTAAAACAAATGTTTCGCCTTCATATTTAGCTTTTATCTTATGTTTTTTTAAAGCCATATACATATAGCGCTCAAGACCAGAAGCAAAGTTAACACCATCATAAGATATTTTCTTTGCTGTTACTGGACCTCTTTTTCTTCTAACTTTCTTGCGCATCTCTTACATAACATTCTTCAATTTCATCACGTAAAACCATTCGTGCTTTTTCAAGATAGTTAACAGCATCCATAAGTTCTTCTTGTAAGTGTTGAAGCCATGTATCTAATGGTTGTTCGTCATCAGCTAAAGTAACTTTGTACTTTTTATAGCCAACATCAGAACGTGATTTAATTTTATTAATTACTTGCTCAATTATTCTATCTCTCATAATGTATCTTTTACAAATGTTCCATCAATCATTCTGCCAGTTCTATCAGAAATTTCATCATAAGCAGACTGAATACAGCTTTCAATGTCATATCCGACCAGTTTTGAGAGATTTGTAAGTACAACAACACTATCACCAATAGCGTCAATAATACCGTTTTTATCGCCTTCAAGTATTGCTTTGGCGAGTTCTCCTGTTTCTTCATATAATTTAATTAATTGTGTCTTTGGATCACCTTCTTTATATATCCCTCGCTCATCTGCCCAGCTTCTAATGAGATCAAATATCTCTGCCTTATCATAAGTAGGTTTTGCTAAAAAAGCTTCATAATAAGCTTTATTATAAATAAAACAACGGTCATTGTTGTACATGGATGGCTTTACATTTGCAAGTATCCATTTTTTTGTTTCATTATTTATTTGAAACTCACCAAGACTTGTTTTCCAAGATAGACCATCATTTTGATCTAATACTATTTCTAAGTCTTGTTTCTCACAATTAAACGTTGAAGTTTGTTCTGTGGGGTTAACTTTCATAGATTTAAGTTTTATTAAATTAGTATATAATTGTCTATCAACTTTATAGCCGTAGAACTTTTGCAATTGTCTTTCCATCCAAGATGTTTTATCTACATCTCTTGATGAAAAAAGAATATCATATTCGTTTTTATTATATCCCTGTTCACTTTCAACGCGTTTATTTAAATTACACGTCATTCCTATTTTTTGACCTGGAATATGATAAATATAATATATTTTTTTATTGGTAGATTTTATCATATTTAGCTACAACAAAAATTGACTCAGCGTTTTCAGATATTCCAAATCCAACTTTACTTATATCAGGATAAATCATTTGGTAAAATGGAACTCTATTATCATCTTCTGATAATGTCCAGTGAACTACTGCATCTAATATATAATTAACTTGTTGATTATAATATTCTTTATCTAAAGCATATATAGTTTCACCATATAAATCATCTTCGTGAGTGAAATTATTAGTTGCTGCTATATGATTTGCCCAAGCTTGTGCTTTATTAGATAATTCTTTATCATAAGATAGTAAATCTAAATTATAATAACTTCTTATATTGTTTTGAAAATTTAACGCAGTAAAATATTCTACCTGCGCATTCATAAAAATTGGAAATAATAAAATTAAAATTAGTTTTTTCATGTTGATAGTTTTGCTTTAATTGGTTTATTATATTTATAATTATTTAATTTAATTTCATCCGGTTCAGGGATGTATGTATAATTACCTTTTCCTCTTAGTTTTATTCCATAAGGTATTTTTAATTGCGGTAATTCAAAGGTAGACCTTTCTAATTGAATTTTTGCAGCTTCAATATGATTATTATATAAATGACAATCACCTAAGCTGGCAATCAATTGTTTAGGTTTATACCCACTGCCTTCTGCAAGCAACTCTAGTAACAAGCCATACATTACTATATCATAAGGCAAACCAAGAAATATGTCAGCAGACCTTTGCTGCCACATTAAACTCATCTCGCCATTAACGCAATAGACTTGAAAACCGTGATGACAAGGAGGCAGTACCATATCATCAAGCTCGCCAACGTTCCACGCACTAACCATAAGTCTGCGCGAGGATGGATTATCTTGAATTTGCTGAAGTAAGGTGAACAACTGATCATTATTACCCCAACGACGCCACTGCTTGCCATATACGGGGCCCAGTGTACCATCGGTTCTACCCGATCGCTTATAATCAGCATCCCAATACTTAACATTGTGAGTATGCAAATAATTAAGATCTGTACGCCCGGATAATATCCATAATAACTCTGCAACAGCTTTTTCAAAATATATTTTTTTAGTTGTTAAAATAGGAAAGCCAAGAGCCATATCGTGTCTAAGCATTCTACCAAATACAGCACGTGTTCCTGTACCTGTGCGATCTGGTTTTTCAGTTCCTCCATACAAGACTCCTGACAATAATCCTAAATATTCATTTTCTATGTTTATCATAATAAAATTTACACATTCTATAATATTCAATCCATATTGTATTAGCATCATAAATACTAGGTGCAATATGCATTTTTTCTCCTTTTTTATATGGGCCTAATGAAATACCTATTTTCCATTTTTTCTTTTCACCGTTAATACCCAATGGCGATATTCTAATATTGTTTTGAACACAAAAATCGCGCCATTTAGTTTCTTCTTCATTTGGTAAATATATTGGCATACCCTCATTTTTCTTTTTGCTTTTTAAACCGCTTCCCATGGCATTATTTCATCTTTAACTTTTTCATAATGTGGTATAAAGCAACCAGATTTAGGTTCCCATTTAAAATATGCTTCAGCTCCATTCTCGCCTAAATTTTGAAATTTAACTTTGAGAACTTTTGCTTTAACAGTTTTATTGTCGTAATCCCTATGAACAAGAAGGCCATGATAAGAAGCATCATACCACTCACCACCTCCTTTAATATTGTACATTGTGGGTTCTTCAATTTTTCCATTAGTATCTTTATACATTTTAGTTGGATGAGCAACAATGATAACTAAAACATCATATTTTTTAGCAAATATTTCAATTTTAGTAAGATATTCCATAGTATATCTATTTACATCTTCTGTTTTAGCATCAATGTCTCTAATTTTATTAAATGGATCAATAACTAAACACTTAATCCCCTTCCGCTTTACAAGCTCAGCTCCTTTTTTTAACACAGACTCTAATGTATACCTTTCCATATCTATGAAAAAGAAATTATCATTAACGTGTCCAGCTATTGAGTTCCATTTATCTCCTCCTATATCACTTTTACGAGGCATATCTTGCCACACTTTTCTCATTAATTTATGAGCATGCAAAAATGTAGGTGCATTTTCAGGTGAGGCAAATGCTGTTTTCCAGCCATAATTTGCATTATAGCCTATGACCATTTGATCAACAAAGTCAGACTTGCCAGAAGAAGGGATGCCAGTAACAGTAATAAATTGTCCGGTGTACGTTGAAAATATTTCATCAAAATTTTCCAGACCAACTTGATACCCTTTTTTAAACCCATTTTCCACAAAATCTGTAATCTCACCCTCAATATCTTTAAGGGTTGTAACGTTTTCGAGCGGTACCGGTTTTGCTTTGGTAATACACTGTACCAGTTTTTCTTTTCCATATTTTAATAAATATTCGTTTGCATCTTTACAATCATCAAAATCTGCTACATAACATACTTCTGCTCCTAACCTTCTAATTAATTCAGTTCTTAAAGCTACACCAGGTTCATCCTGATCAACAGCTATAATAACTTTATCTTTATCTGCAAAATAATCTATACAATTATCTAAATAATCTAAATTATTTGAGTTTAATGTAGCTCCATTAGGTACACTTATAACATTAGGTATACCAGCTTCATAAACGCTAAGAGCATCAATCTCGCCTTCCACAATAATACAATATTCATAACCAACAATGTTATTAATATTATAAAATATCTTTTCTGCGCCTTTATATAGCTTGAAATTTTTGCGACCATCTCTATATTTTACATTAATAAGTTCGTTACCAGCAAAATAATTGAAATGTATAGCATTTTCTTTTTTGCCAGTTTGAGGCATATACTCAGGACCTTCAGAAACTTTTAAGGCTTCTAAAGTTTCCCGAGATATACCACGTTCACTAAACCATTTAGTAATCTTACTTCCTAAATCCTGCTTCTTTACTTCAGGTTTAATGTAAATTTTATCTGCGTTACTTTTTCTTTGATATGTATGCAATTGAAAAGTTGAATTACAATTATGACAAGTACCAAGACCCCGTTCCCAATCATAAGATGCGCATTTGCGCTTTCTATTTTCAGGTTTTCTATCAGATGAACAAAGAGGGCAAACACCCTCTTTCTTACCTATCTGTAGATCATATTGATTGAATGTATCAATCAAGAATCCATTGATCTCCGTATTGTTTATATTCATATTAGAATGGTAAATCCTCTTCTTTAGTATTGCTTATACTTTGTAACATTTCCACATTAGATTGTTCAGGTCGTGGTGGGGGTGAAGGAAATTCACCGTTAGTCCATACAACTTGTACATTACCTAAATATGTTTTGTCAACCTTTGTTTCACGCTCTTCTTTAGTTTGTGAAACTATTACAGGTCCTTGATTTCCAAATTGATCGACTTCATCATTTACTGTAATTGTAATAGGTAAGTATTTACCTTTTTTACCTTCTATGATTTTGTCTTTTGGTATATTGGTTAAATTAATACTTGTTTTAATAATTCCTGCCATTTTTATAATGTTTGGTTAATAAAATAGTTTTCTGGTTTAAAATTCTCTGTTTTGTAAAACAGCTCATACACATCAGTTGCTTTTTGTACTTTATCTAATCCTGTTTGATAAAATTTATCAGACACATCAAATAAACCCAACTGATGAGTATTCTTATCTACAACGATAAACAAAAAGTCATAATTAAATAACTTACTATAAACATAGGCTTGACTGTCATAATTATAACGTTTTGCACTATATCTAAATGATTGAATATCATTTGTAGTCTTGAGATCAATAATTAATCTCTCATCGTGATTTATAATATCCGCTTTGCCTTTCCACATATTATTTTCAATTTCAATAACACCTGGAACTTCATACTCAACATTGCCCGTAATTAATTTATTTATAATTTCATTGTTAAGCATTTTGTCTCGCATTACTTCTATTTGATCAACTTCATGTTGTAATAAACATAATTCACCTCCAGATAACTCCTTGTAATTCTTAGTGTTACGGGTAGAGCTATCTATAACTTTATATTTCTTAAGCTTATCAGGCTCAAGAATACACGTGTGAAAATATCCTCCGACTAAAAAAGCGGGTGATGGTTTACTGGGTTTTTTAAAGTTGAGCGGATTTGTAAGTAATACGGAAATATCTGAATTGCTTAGAAACTTTTTACCATAATCACCATAATAATGATTATCGTCTCTTAGCTTTTCAATTATTTCATCTTGGCTCATGCACTTTTAATGTTAACATATCATCACTTTTTACATCATATTTACTTAATATAGCATCAACTGCTCCTCCTGATTCAACAAAACTAATTGCTTTTGTCCAGTTTTCTGTTCCTTTAATTAATTTAGGTTTAGATTTACTAGACTTATTATGCGTATTTGTTGCATCTGAATCTGCAGTATCATCAATAAGCAATAGATTACCAAGCGCATACTTTTTACCATAAGAAGATGCTGACCCAAATTGTTGAGGTACTTGCATTCCTTTCTGATTAAAATCTACGCCCACTAGTGCGGTTGCTGTAATAAAGTTTGCACCATCTGCATCAAATACAGTTGCTGCTGACTCGATAACGCCATCGCCTAGGTACTTCTCATTAACAGTAAAGTATACTGAATACTTTTTGTTAAATGGTTTAAGTGCTTCAAGAATGTCTTCGGCAGATCTGAAGTTGTACTTGCCGAAAGAGTTATATCGTGATTTTTTAGACTTAAACTCTTGTTGTATTAAACTTAATTTCTCATGAATAGTCATATAATATATATTACGTATTAATGGTTAAACTTATAGAAAATCAACTACTTGCGCAGGATCAACGCTGTCGATTAATTTATTTATTGCATCCCTTTTTATTTGTGATATTCTCACATATGACGCAGAGCCTTTTATATTTAATTTATCTGCTATTTCTTTTGCGGACATTTTTCCACAATCTAGGCCATAACTCATTCTTAATACATCATATTCTTTTATAGTAAGATGAGACTCCATTATAGATAATAAATATTTATTCATTATATCTATATTATACTCTTTTGAATTATCTGGTATTTCATAAAAAGTATTATTATCTTGATCTGTTTCATCAATAGAATAAAATACACTATTGAAAAACATTTGTACTGTTTTTTTATCTGTTTCAGAGTTCTTACGTATATCATTTAATTTATGCTCAGGTATACGTATGTTACCTCTATTAATATCAATAGCTCTTCTTATAGCACCTTTTATTCTTTTAGATAAGAAACTATTTAAAGTTCTTTCAGGTTCAGTTGAATCTGTTATTTGATTCCAATCTATTTTATCTACTGCTGCTATCAAACCTATTGTTCCTTCTTGTATTAAATCATTTATTGTCATCACTCCAGATGCTTGTTGTGATGTTGAAAATTTTCTTGCTATTGTTTCAACTAAACTTATATGTGATATAATTAAATCTTGTCTGCTGTCTCCTGTATCGGGTATATTTCCATAAGATGCAATGTCATGTTTAAATCTAACATAATTTGCAATATTATATTTCTTCATTTAATAACGCCTTTTCTTTTTTTATTTCAGCGGTTATATTTCTATATATTGTTCTTGTTGAAACATCTAATACATTTGCTATTTTACTTATTGTTATTCTATTATTGTTTTCATGTATTCCTAACATTGCTTCATAAATATCTGGCGGTTCGGCTTTTTTTCTTTTACCTATTATACTACCAACTATTTTTAATTTTTCTATTGATGTTAATCCAGAACCTTCTTTAAAAATAATTTTACGCATTTTATTTTTTGGAGGTGCTTCTAAGTCTTGTTCAAAAACTTCATCAACTAAATTTTTAATACTTATATTATTTAGTTTTATAGTAACAAATCCATTGTCCTTGTCTGCAAGATAGTGCGTTAATTCCGAAAAATCATCATATGTCATATGTTTATTTAAATACCATAATACTAATAAATGCCATTTAAATGATTTATAAGACGTTATCATAGCTTTAGATCTAAACAATTCATAGCACTCGTATGTACCATTTTCATAAAAGTTACCCCAACTAAAAATTTCAGAAGGGGTATCAGTTATAGGTCCGCGTCGATATATGATGCGTCTTCGATGTAGATATTCGAGATTTCTATGTGACATTAGCCTACTACTATATTATATTAATTTGCTATCGTCGCTATTTAAAACAATATCATATTTAAATGTTTTCTGTATTGTTTCATTCTATTTCCAATAGCTTGAATTTCTTTTACTTTGCTATTTAATTGTTTACCTTTTAAATCTGATAGTTCTAACGAACTTTTAGACAATTTTCTATGCAGGAACAGTACATGGTCCCTAACGAGTGTTACGTGTTTTGTTTTTCTGCTTTGTAATTTTTCTAAAATCATTAATTTTGGTTTTTATATTAGCGTAATTATTAGAAATAATGTGCTTATAAATTTTGATCGCCTTCATTAACAAACTTTAATAATATCAATCGAAGCTTCGCTACTAAAATATTTTAATATATCATTTATAGCTTTCTCTTGCACATGCAAGGGTACTACAGTATTAATTAAATACTTTTTATGTCCATAAACAGGGCAATCTATTATAAGCTCACTCATTATAATTTATTTATTTTAATTCTCAATATTCTAATTTTATTTTTAATTATTTCAGCTTTTTCATAATCTTCATTTTCTACATATGTATTAAGTAAACTTTCAAGTTTATGAAGCTCGTATCCATAATATTCAATTTCTGATACTTGAGTATTATTACCAAATTCATCAGACACCATAAACGTTTGTGTATTTTTTTCAAACTTTTCTTGATGCTTAATTAATTTTTGAAATAATGACTCAGCTATTTGTTCGATTTCTTGTTTGCTTAAGGCCATAGAAATAATATATTACCTATTCTAATGTGTTATTTAACAATTTATATATGTTTGATCTTGTATCAATTACTGCTTCGCAGGCTTGAATGATTTCGTGTATAGCACGGATTTCGGACATATCTAGTTGTGAATCAGCTAAGTTACCGACTTCAAAATCATTTACAAAATTCCAAAGATTAGTTGCTGTTTCAGTTATATTATTTTTTATATGCATATTCATATTTGTTCGCTTTTATAATGTGTTTATTAATAAACTTACCTATTGATTTAGAATTACGCATTCCTTCAAAAATGAATGGCTCTACACCAATATAACTATAAGTTTTTCCATTATTAAATTTCAAATCTAATATTTCATTAGCAAAATCATATTTAGCTTTTGTTATAGCCATTGAATTTACGTGTACCACCTCTTTATTTAATTTAATCATAATGTTTTGATTTTTGATATTTAATTAATTTTGTTCTTATTCTGTTTTTGTCCCAGTATTCAATTGTTTTATCTTGTAATAATCTATGTTTAGTCCAGTGTCGTGGATCAATATAATCATACCCAACACGATAGCCTTCTTCATACATTGTTTTAACAATTGTATATACTTCTTTAGGGTCTAATACTCTAACTCCCATTTTCTAATATTTGATTTAGTTTTTGTTCTAATACATTTATACGTTGCATAACATCCTTAAAACTCGGTGGAGGTTGTGGAGGCACATAATGTTCATCTAATTCACTATATATTTTATTATATACAGTATTCATATAGCTATCATATTTAGCTTCAGTATCAAACTTTTTTAAACCATTAAGTACAGTTGCATGATCTCTCTTTACAGCTCTACCAATAGCAGCTAAGCTTGAATAACTACAAAACTTACGTGCTAGTTTAAAATATATAAACCTAGCTTGTGATAATTCACGTGTGCGTTTTTTAGTTTTTAGGTTAAATAGATTTAATTCATCTTCAACCATTTTAAGTATATCTGTAGGTCTTGCGACTCTTGTTTTTGTTTTCATATTTATATTATCCATTTATATTCGTGTTTACCTTGTAATTGTCCAAAGTTTGTTGTGCACAAATTTCGTTTTGTACGAACGTTTACCAGCTATAATAATATCTTGATGCTTTAGATATTCTTTTAAAGTAAATGGTTTACATTCACCGTGAATAGCTTTTTCTTTAGCCCATTGTTTTGCTTTGGCTTTTCTTTTATCTTTAACGTATTGTTTTAATTGTTGTATTGTCATTTCTTTTTAATTATAGTTAAACCTTTTTTTCCAAAAGTATTTTTATATCCAAATTCATAGCCATCAGCTAATTCATATTTGATATTCTTTGCTGGAGGTATATTAGCACGACCTCCCATATATTTATCTATGAGGTATTGTTCTATATTCATTTTGATAATTCTTTAGCTTTATAAACTGTGTATGGTTCAAGAGATTTAATTGGCATCCTATATTTAGATTCATCAACAAGTTCAGCCATACGTAACCATACTTTTAAGTCTCTAATGTCACCTAAAATTGTTTTATATTTTAATTCAGGCCATTTAGCTTTATGTCTGTTTCTAAATTCGTGCCGTATATTTAAACGGTAGTTAGCTATTTTTGATATAAGCATTGATTCAATGCGATCGTCTATATATGTGTTATTCATTTTATTTAATTTAAAATTAGTTGCGCGGGCAGGATTCGAACCTGCGACCTCAGGGTTATGAGCCCTGCGAGCTGGCCACTGCTCTACCGCGCTAAAAGTTACAGACGAGGTAGGTTTATTTCCACAGAGCCTACATTGTCATCACTTTATGCAACCCTCACCATTGCTTTTCGTTTACTCTCCCATGCTAGCCAAGAGGTACGCCGGTTTTATTGGGTTACTGTGGCCCGTCTGTATAAGATGCCCGATAGCTATATTAACTGAGGGGAAATTCTAAAAAAACCTCAACTACCGGGCGGGTGAACACACAAGTTAATCACTAAAAACTTTATAACTGCTGATTAAGTATATAATTAATCACTTGTTTTGGTGTGCCCGTCATTTTATTTATTTTGCCATGCTCGTCGTGAAATTCTAATTGATAGAAAGCTGGACGGTGTATAGCAAATGGTGTATCGTATTTGTTTCCTGCCATATTATTCATCTTTAGGTATATAATCATCTTCAGGTCGGTATTCAAATTTATCTCGTACGCGACCCTTTTGACTTGGCCTAGGTATTTTATAACCTACGATCGGATTGATACCATGATTCCAAAAATCATATGGCATTTCTTTTGTTTCAATTTCATCATCTAATATTCCCATAGGGTCATTATCAAATATTTCCTGTAATACTTCGTCTTTATTTTTAGTCATCTTCTTCGTCTTTATGTTCTTCAATATAATCTTGTACTTCATACTCTGGTAAGTATACTTCTATGTCTGATATGTAAATGATTGCTTCATTCATACCGTCATCTTCACCCACTTGTTTAATACGCTCGATAACTTGTTCAAATGATGGTTCGTAATAGTATACATCATATTCAAAGTCGAGGTTGCGTGGGTCTTCAGTCATAACGTGTAGTTCATACCCGTCAGCTGTGTTCCATTCACCGATTTCAAGAGCGGTGCCTGATTTATAATCTTCAGTTATTTCAGCTACTTTTAATAGCTGTGCTAATTGTTCTATATGTGTCATTTTAATATTCTTTTAATTTTTTAATTACTAATTGTCTTATATCTGTTATTGCTTCATTAAAATAATCATCGCTAAGTTCATCAACTGCTGTACCGTCAACGGCCCATGCAATACTATTATTAATGTGCTCATTTATTACGTCAGCAACGTTTGTTGCTATTTCATCTAATTCAGCTTTCATACTATTTCAAGATTAAGTTCTTGTGCGACATAATTAAGATGTCTTGTAGTTGTCACGCTGTGTGACCCTACCCCTGGAACATACCAGTTTAATCTGTATAGTTTGCCATCTTTTATTTCAGCAACGTGTGTGTCATATGATATGACGTCGTTACCAATTATTCTTAGGTTTTGTTTGTATCTGTCTAATTTCATTTTATTTAGTATTTGTTGTTATTAATTTTCCATCTAGTTCAGCTTTATCAATATATCTGTGAAGCTGTACGGTCATGTATTCAATTACGTCTTCAACGTCATAACCATCTTCCCACATTTTAGGGACAAATTTGTCAAATGCATATTCTAAATCCCATTCAGCATTTGTAAGATTATTAATTCTTGTTACTTTTGATTGTATGTCTAAGTATGTTTGTATTTGTGTGTTCATAATATTTAATTTTAATTGTTATTGTTATTCATAATTATTATCCGATTACTATCGTGTTAGGTCTGTAAAAATGTATAGCATTTAGCCGATGTATTGTAGTTCTTTTTTAACTTTCTTTAATATTTTAAAACTACTTTGTGCATTCTGCCATACGCCATAATCAGGACCTAATTCAACTAATGTATCTATTGCTACTTTAGCATCCAGTAATAAGTCTTGAGCATTAGCTCTTGTTGTTTCTTGTTGTGTTTTCATATTAATGTATTATTGGTTTATTTTTATGAACCATCCATTCACAGTTTTTTATGTTATGGCCTAGTTCAGTTAGTTTTGTTTCAAGGGATAAATGTTCTATTGGCCAAATACTTATTGGATATTGGCAAACCTCACCTTGTTCAAAATCTAATACGGTTACATATCTTATTGGTTCTATCATAATATTTGTTTTAGGTTCCTGCAAATGTCCAAGGATTATTTGAACAGTATTCATTAATTTCTTTCTCACGTTTTAATATATTTGGTAAGTCAACTAATGTGTCTTGAATACGCTGTGCACATTCTATGACATTATTCTTATTGACTTGGATTATACTATCACCCATAGCAGTTTTTAATCTCAGTATTTTACCGCCGTAGAGTGCATTGTCTTCAAGTGAAAAATACCATTCACCGTTATGACTTGCGTTGTAGCCAGGGAAATGGCCATCTAAAAATTGTTTTATTATGTATTCGTTAAGTGTTGTTCTTTTTGTGTTCATCCTATATAATTTTTTTTAATTTGTTTTTCTAAGTAATTGCGTCGAGCTATTAGTTTTTCGTTCGTGTGTAGCAATTGACCTTGTTGGTTCAGTGGCATACCTTCGATTGATAACTCTTGTATCAATTCTAGTTTTGCTTCGACTGCTTTTAATTCATCTAACATTGTTTCCATTTATTTATTATTTATTATTGTTCTTATTGCTTGCTCATCTAAATCCCATTGGTTTAGTATTCTGGAAACCATTTCATCTTCAGTGACGCCTTGGCTTTCCCATTTGTCTATTAGTTCTATTATATATTCTACTAGCATAGTGTGTTTTTTATTTTAATTAGATTTGATAATGTATCTGTTATTGTTTCTTTTTTGCCATCAGCATATGTGATGTTAAGGTTAAACTTTTCTCTTATTAAGCTTCCTGTTATATTCCAGTCAATTGTTTTTTTCATTTTATTTATATTTTTGTATTAGTTTATTAATGTCTTTTAAGTTTGAGAAGTGATAATGATATATAACTTCTTGGTTGTTGTTGTAGACTGTGAAGTCATACATTTTGAATTTTGGTGAATAATATATTTGAAATGATGTTTGTGATTTTGGGTTGTTATTAAAATATGTGTTCATTTTGTTTTATTTAGTATTCAATTATATTATCCAGTTTGATTCGTGTTTGGTTTGTAAAATGTATAGCATTAGCATTCTAATCTTGTGTGTGCATAATATACTTTAGTTGTATTGATATGATTCCAGTGAGCATTGCGAGCAAAGGTGATTCGTGTTGGACCTTTAGAACCAAGTCTATACATAGTCATTTGTCTTTCAGTTTGCTTAGCTTGTCTTGCTAATTTTTTTTCTAATTTAGATTTCATAAGGTGTGTATTTTATTTATTATTAAATTTTAGTTATGTGTTATTGTGCCTAGTCTTGTGTTGTGAGCAAATCTTTTTCAAGTTTGTCAAGTACATCATAAGCA